AATTAGAAAAAATGGCGAGAAATAAAATGAGTGATCTACGGGATCACCTCTTTGCAACCTTAGAGGCATTGCAAGACCAAGAAGAACCAATGGAAATTAAAAGAGCCACTGCAATTGCAGAAGTAGCCGCTGTGATTGTAGATAGCGCAAGGGTAGAAGTTATATATATGAAGTTTACCGGTTCTAAAGAGTCTAAATATTTTCAATCAGAAAACCTTTTAAATCAATAAAATTATGTCTTACACTAAATCTTATCAAATTAGTTTAATCATCACTTTGGCACTTATTATCATTGTGATTATAGCAGTAATGGCACTAGGTGCTTGCGACTACGCTTATGACAGAGGCTTTAATGATGGCCTTTACCTAAACACCAAGTTAGGCGCTGCAAAACAATACCTAAAATAGATACCCGCCATGACAAACCAAGAAATTAGAGATATAGTAGCTGCAGTAAGCAAAACAATGGCAAATAATAAAGATTGGGTGTTTTGCTATATCAGTGGTAAGGTAACTGGTTTAACGCCAGAGGAGGTAAAACTAAAGTTTGCCATTACCGAAGCCCAAATGATACAAAAAGGAACGGCTTGCTTTAACCCAAGCACACATATTAAACCAGATTGCGACTGGAAGCAAGCCATGAAACTATGTATAGCCATTTTGCCTATGTGCGATTTTATTTACATGCAAAAAGACTGGAGAAGCAGTGATGGCGCAAAAAAAGAGCGAGATATAGCTTTAACCTTAGGTATAACAGTTTTTTACGAAGAGTTACAAAAAACACCATGATTACCAAAAACCCAAAATTTAGACACATGATGGCTTTGCTTACCAAACACGGTTTGCAAGGTCACCGCCACCGCTGGGCTTATGAGTATAGCCAAGGGCGCACAGAAAGCACTAAAGAATTGCACTTGGCAGAGGTTAATAAAATTATTAACGCATTAGAAGAGCATTTTAAAAAGATAGACAAAGCCGATGTGATGCGTAAAAAGTGTATAGCCTTTGCTCACCAAATGCGCTGGGAGCTGCCAGATGGTAAAATAGATATGATGCGTGTAAATACGTTTTGTATAGAACGTGGCTACCTTAAAAAACCTTTAAATGATTACGCTCCAAAAGAACTGGCCTTGCTTATTACGCAGTTTGAAAAAGCAGCCGAGCATTTTGTAAAGAAGCTGTAATTTTTGGGTTTTAAGTTTTGGGTGATAGGTTTTAGGTGATAGGTGATAGGTTTTAAGTTATAGGTTATAATTTTTAGGTTATAGGTTATAAGTTATAAGTAAAAAACACCAGTACACTTGCAAAGCCTAACCACCTCATTAACTAACCGCCTCATTAACTAACAACCTAACCACCTAACAAACTAAACAGCATGAAAGATAAAAAACCTATTAACCGCCGTAACAAAAACATTTACGAAGATTACCAGGACCTTTTCTTTATAAAAATGATGCGTGAAGAGGCAATATGGGATCAGCTGGGAGAAAAATATTACCTACTGCCAGAAAGCGTGTACCGTATCATCTTAGCACAGCGTAAAGAAGCTGCTAAAACACAAACACTTTTACCGTTACAAAATGGATAGAATACGTTACAAACTTACCAGCAGCAAATTAAATGGCTTTTTATTAATTACCTACATAGATGGCCATTTAAAAAGCATTTTAATAGAAGTTAAACCCGGTTTAAATGACGAGCAATGGTATCATCTTGGCAGCATTATAAGCAGCAACCACAGCAAGCTAAGTTTAAAAGCACTAGAGAAACTAAACCTTACTATTACCACTACAGATATAGAAGAGCAAGAGCCACCCAATGTAGAGCTTGTCTCTACACACAACCGAGTAGCTCTATTTTGTGCAGCCTACAAAACAGCATATCATATAAACTACAGCGCCACCAAACAAGATGGTGGCAAACTAAAAAACCTACCCATTAGCGCAACCGACTATCTGCCTCTGCTTAATATTTACATGCAAAGCACCGAGTGGTATTTGCACCCTAAAAGCATATCTAATTTTATTGGCAAAATAAACGAGGTACGTCTGCTTTACAAAAACCCACAAGCATTAGAGAAAAAAACAAACTGGCCTATCCCTTTTGATGCTGGTTATAATAACATGCTTACAGATGATAAGCGAAAAGAATATTACGCAGCCCTTAGAGCAGCAGGTTACCGGTTTAGGGATAATCCGGGGCGTGGTGGTAAATGGGAGAAAGTGGAGGTTGTAGTATGAATATAAAACAGTTGATAGATAATGGTGCTTTATTTGTATGCAACCACAGCGCAGGTAAAGACAGCCAGGTGTTATACCTGTACCTAAAGCAAATTATACCAAAACAGCAATTGATTATTATACATGCGGATTTAGGAGAGGTAGAATGGCCAGGGACTTTAGATCATATAAAAGTTACAACAAATCATAAGTTATTTGTGGTTAAGGCTAGAAGAACTCTTTTACAAATGGTGGCAGAGCGTGGTATGTTTCCATCACCAAAATACAGGCAGTGTACCTCTGATTTAAAAAGAGGACCCATAAATAAAAAAATTAGACAATATTGCAATGAGTATGGATTTAATATTGTAGTTAATTGTATGGGTTTAAGAGCGCAGGAGAGTGCAAATAGGGCAAAACAGTTATCATTTAAAATCAATAAAACAGAAACAAACTTAAAACGTACATTTTACGATTGGTTACCAATACACGACTTATTAACGGCAGAGATTTTTGAAATTATTGCAGCGCATAACGAGCTGCCACACTGGGCTTACGGTAAAGGCATGAGTAGATTAAGCTGCTGTTTTTGTATAATGGCAAGCGAGAGAGATTTATATACAGCTAGTAAATTAAATCCAATACTTTTTAAAACCTATGTAGATTTAGAAAAAACAATAGGGCAAACCATGATGATGCCATCTAAAGCAAAAGGACGCAGGTTTTTGGATGAGATTGTAAATGAGTTTAAAACAAATATCTTTGAAATAAATTAATTATTAATGATGTATATTTTTATATATTTTTAACTTTAACTGCAATTTTATAACTTACAAATTCAAATAATGAAATATGGATGTAATACTAAAAAAAAGTAAAATAACAGGCGCAGTAATAACACAATCTATGCTATGCAAAATAGATGATTTAGTTGATAGTAAAATAATAGGTTGGTGTATTTTTAAGACCGTAAAATTTATAATAATTTATTTTGAATCCCAGAATATTATAAAGAAGTTTCCGCTTTTATATACTTTACGTATTTATCCAAAAGATGAAGAAAATCCCGAAAGTAGTAAGTGGATTGTTTCGGTTAATTATTCATATCAAACCCGTGTTGACTATTTGTTTGATAATGAAGATCAGGCGAAACAGACCGAGACGAAAATAAATGAGGGAAAAAAAATAGCTGTACAAAAAGGGCAATTCTATATTTAAAAAATCATGAAAAAATTACTTATCATCATTTCTTTGGCGTTTATAACTTTTGGAGTAAGAGCGCAAAATGCAGATACTTTAATGTATGCTAAAGAATATGTTAAAGCAGCAGAGGCCTATCAGTTACGCTTAAAAGAGCAACCAGACAATGTAGTTACTTTGCGCCGTTTGGGTTTCTGCTATCTAAATATTCAAAATACTGATGCACTGGCTGAAAATTATTTTCAAAAAGCTCTAAAGTTAGATCCTAAAGATCAAGCCAGCAATTACTATTTAGGTTTAATGTCTAAGAAAGCCTTGGCAAATAATTTAACACCTGCACAAAGGAAAGCCATTACCATAGAGGCAAAAACATATTTACAAAACGCAGCTGCAGCTGGCAGTGAGGATGCGGTAAAGGAATTAGAAAGTTTTAAATAATGGAAAAAAGCAAATCTAAAATTTGGAAATACATAGGGTGGTTTATTGCCTTTGTAATTTTATTGAATATTGCAACCAGGATAAACTGGGGGTTTGATAAAAAAAGTGAAAAAGCAGTAGAAATCGAAAAACCGAAAGAAGTTAATAATATAAAGCTTTATGTGGTTGCCCAGCGGGCGGTAAAAAACAATATTAAATCACCTAGCACCGCAAAATTTCCGTACAGTAATGAAGCTGTATTTGTTGGAGGTATGACAGATAGCATTTATAGTGTTAAATCGTATGTAGATAGTCAAAATTCTTACGGTGTTCTGATTAGGTCTAATTTTGATGCACAGTTAAAATATGTTGGTGGTGATGTTGACGATTGGAATAATTGGCATGTAATAGATGTAATTATCAATTAAAAACCTTACCGGTTAATTCAAAGAAAGAACCTCGCTTTTTAGCGGGCAACGGATGATTGAAAAGTAGTCCACTGGTAACACAAAAGCCCCCGAAATTCGGGGGCTTTTTTTGTTTTATAGCATTTTGCTGGTATTAGCAAACAGGTTATAAAATAAAATCATCTGGTGGCACTACTGGTGGTCGGCTGCTTTCTTTTTTATATTCCACGTTAATACCTGGGTCTATATCTATAAAGCTACGGCGTGTATCTGTAGTTAAATCTTTTATGGTGGTTTGGTAATTTATAACGCTCATGATGATCATGTCTTGTTCGGTATCTTCGGCATCGCCAATGCGGTTAAGTGGCGCCATAAAATCTAAACCGTAGCCTTGTAAGGCTACATGTACAGCCTCGGTAAATTCAAAAAATTGCAAAGCAATATCTTGGTTAAGAGAGCCTGTAAAACTGTTAGCGTAGTTTTCAAAGTAAACGCTAAAACTAATTACCCCCTCGCCTTTTTGGTTGTTTCTGCCTATGGTTTCCCAATTAAAATTTCCAAACTCTATTAATACACATGGCAGCGGTAAAACAAGCGCCAGCTCTGGGCTAGTAAACTGACCCATTTGCTTATCATAGTGCGCCAAGTTTGGTAAGCCTGGCATGTTTTGTAAGGTTGCCATTAAGTGTGTGCCTATGGCTTTAAATATGTCTTTTTTGATGCTCATTTTTTTTAAGTTGTAGGTTTTAAGTTGTAGGTTTTAGGTTCTTAGCGTTGTGGTTAGCTAGTCCATTTTACTTTTGGAATTGCTGGCCATTGTGCTGGTAACTGTTGTTTAAATTGTTCCCTCATACAAGACTTACAAATCCTTTTATTAGTATTGATATAAACCCATTTATGCTTGCAAGGCAAAAAGAACATCATAGTGTTTTTAATTGCTCCTAAAATCTCTTTTATCATACTTTCAAAAATTTGCCAAGCTCTTGTGTTACGTAAGCGAAAACCTTTTTATCTAAAGTACGGCTATCGCCTATAAATTGCCTTTTGGGTATCGTGATTTCGCTATTTTTACTTAATGCTAGGTTACGCCAAAACAAAGCTTGTTCATTATTTGCGGTGCGTTTGTTGCCGCCACCAAATTTATAAAACATGGCCCAAAAGAAGCGGCGCATTTTTGGAGTTAATGGTATGGTACCGCCAAAGTTGTGTATCTCTGCATATTTAATAGCGGGATCTATACCAATGGTGGCACCAGTAATGGTACTGCTTTTAATTCTGATACTTCGTTTTAAAATACCTCTATCTATTAAAGTCGCTCGGCCTTTGTTTCTAGCGCCACCTTTGCGAGACGGCCATTTTTGCAAAGTGCTATCTGTAAAGCCTTGGTTAACAAAACTTGTTTTAAAAAACGCTAAAGCTATACCTGCTGCTTGCTGGATCATACGTACTTTAAAGGGCTGGTAGCCTTTTAGTAAATCGTCAAAGTCTTGGGCGTGTTTGTTAATCATTGTTTTAGTATCAAGTATTTAGTATCAAGTATCAAGACTGTAATGGATCTTGATACTTGATACTTTTGTCTTAAAATCTAGCTTAAAGCCAGCTCACTATCATGTACGGCACCGGTTAATATTTCGGTAATCATACGCTTAATATCTGCACTGCCAGTGCCTTGTAAATTGGTGGTGTTTACGGTTAAGTTTTCTACAAGCTTGGCAATGGTTACATTTACGTTACGAACTTGCTTGCTGCTGCTTAAGGTTGTGGCGCTATCGCCAGCTGCAGCAGTTCCTGGTAAGCCATCGCCACCTAAAGCAATAGATTTACCTTTTCCGGTTAAGCCCTTAACGGCACTTTCGTTGTTTACAGATTTTTTGCGGCTTTCTGTTATGCTGTTATCAAAAGCACTATTAAAGGCTTTGCCTAAACCGCCACTGGCAATTTCCTGCGCTGCGGTTACGGATTGCTTAACGCCCTCCAAAAACATGGATTTGTTAAAGGTTAAAGCCCCTAAAATAGTTTTACCTAGCCCTATAAAAACATCGCTCAAAATAGATGCTACACCGACTATGCCTGCTAAACCTGCTCTAAATGTTTCACTTCGTTTATAAGCGATGTATAAACCAGTAATTAATAAACCTATACCTACTACAATTATACCAATTGGATTGGCTGTCATGGCGGCGTTTAATAAAAACTGACCTGCAGTAACTAACTTAAGCGGTATGGTGGTTGCATACAAATAACCTTGGTATAAAAGGTAAGAACCGCCTACAATGCCTAAAACTATTGCTACATCTTTAAGCATTTCTTTATTTTGGCTCATCCAGGTTAAGGATGATTTTAAACCAGTAACAAAGCTGTTTACATAAGGTAATATTACAGAAAGCCCATCACTAATCAGTGCGCCTAAAGCTTCTTTGGTTTCGCCAATTAAATAGGCATAATCGCCTTGCGGACCTAAAGCATTTCGGGCTGCAGCAGCCGAGCCACCAAACTCTGTATTTAATTCTTTTAATATTAAACTTTGTGCGCCAGCAGTATCACCCATTTTAACCATCTGTTCGATTTGGCTTTTTTGCTGTTCTGTAAAACTTACACCCACACGAGATAAGGCTGTTATACCTTTTATTGGATCATTTAAAGCTTTACCTACCTGTATAGATGCGCCTTTTAAATCTGCCGGGCCATCGCCCGCCATGCGTTGTGCCATATCTGCAATGGCTGGTATGGCTTGGTCAAACACCGCACCTTTAATATTGGTAAAGGTTAACAGTAAAGATTGGCCTGTTAATATATCGGCATCATCAAATAAAGATTTGCTTTCTATATCGTCTGCCTGCGCTCGCATTTGTTCTAAACTCCTGCCAGCTGCGCCATTGGTACTTATAATAGCCGAGTTTACCTGTGCAGATGCCTTTACAAAACCAGCTTGGTAAGAAGCTAAAGCATCTGTACCAATGTTAATTAAACCGCCAATAGCCATAGCGCCAGCAATAACACCGCCCACGTTACGGGCTATGCTACCTAAGCCAGACATGTTTTTACCTGTTTTCTCTACCGCCCGGTCTAAACCTAAAACCTCTGCTTTAGCTTTTGCAGCTCCGCTTAAGCTGCCATCTTTAATGTTGATGATGTAATCTAATCCTTTTGGCATGGTTGTTAGTTTGTTAGGTAATTAGTCATTAGTTTGTTAGGCTTTGCAGCTTTGCTCTTTATAATTCCCATTATTAGCTTAATAAATCATCTACTTGTGTCAAAACTTGTTTTGCAATACTTAGCGGCACATTAAAATAAGGGTGTGTATCCGGGAAGAGTATTCCTGTTTTAGCTACGTTATTTTGGAACATTGGCGGTACGGTGGGTAAATCTGTAGTCACCTTTCTGCTTTCGCCTACTGCTGGTATCCACTCACAACGGCATCCCCAGTCTAGCGGGGTATAGTATTTATCCAATAAAGGATCATCTATGGCAACTGTTGTACCATCCATAATGGCGTGATCTGTTCGCACCCTGTCATCACCTGCAGTTTGAAAGCGCAGCATATCAATGCCGTTTTCTAAAAAATCATTAAAGGTGGCGGCTGCCTGCATACTAGCCACAGCATTGCCATACTCGGCACTTAAATAAACTTCGTTATAGGTGGTGTTTATTGCTTTTATATCGTTTAAAAAGTCTTTAAATGGCTTTAAAGTACCGCCATCATTTAATAGTGTAGATGCCTCTTTAAGCATATGGTAATTTTTAAAGCCTGAAAAAACGTAAACGTTATTTTCTATTTGTGCTAAAAAGCTTTTCTCTGCTGCATTTAGCTTGCCAGTGCCATAACCTTGCTTTACGCCTGCCATTAATTGCTTAGCCATTTTACGCACCATAGCCGGGTCTATTTGCCCTGGGCTTAGCTTACCCTCACGTATTAGTTTTGCTATACGTGAAAGCTCGGCATCTAAACCAGATGGCGGGATGGATAGGGTAATGATTTGGCAATTGATGCACATGTTTTAAAGAATCAAGTATTTAGTATCAAGTATCAAGATGCTTGTGTTATGCAGTTTGATGGCTATAAGTTTTGGCTATATCGGCATGAAGCTTTAATATTTCGGCTACGCTTAAATTCTCTTTTGCTTCTTCGGCTGCTTTTTTGGCTGCTTCTTCTGGTGTTAGCTTAGGCTCTTCTTTGTTAGGATCTACCGGTGCTGCAGGGGCTACTTTTAAGCCTAGTATTTTAATGCCTAAACGGTTGCTCACTTCTTCGGGGTCTAGCTGAAAGCCCATTAGGTTTACTTCTTTGTAAACGTTTAGTAAAGCGGCTACATCCTCTGGTACATCCCACTCAAATACATCGCCCTCATCAAAAGGGTAATTATGTTTGGTACGTAATAGTTCTAAAAGCTCATGTACCTCATAGGTTATAAACTTTTCATCATCCTTACGTATTTCTGTAGCTACGTCTGCATGTACCTCTGCTTGGCTGCGACTGCTGCCATCCATACTGGTCATGGTTTGGCCGCTAAATAAAATAGCTAAACCCTGATTAGCAGTATTGATCATTTCATAGAAAACCTTATAAGCATCTGTTTTGCTGTTTTCTTTAATATCAATATCAGTATTCTCTGGAAAAATACCATAGGCAGCACTACCCATGTCACGTGTCCAGGCTTCTATCTCTGCTCTTACTCTGGGATCATCACTTGCGGTTTTAACAATACGGATCGGAATACCGAAGATTTCGGCAAACTCATCCCAGTTTTGCCAGGCGTGTTTTTTCATGATCCACAAAGGCACTGCTTTATTAAGCAAGCCCAAATCATCTGTTTTACCTATTGGCAATACATAGTGGCTTATTGGCTCTTCGTAAAAGTTTTGCCCTTTAAAATCGTTTTCCCAAACTAAGACAAAGCCTTTTTCCTGCAGTACGTGTTTACGTGGAATAAGGCAAAGCTCATGCACCTGGTTAATGCCATCCTTTAAAATCATTTCTTCAAAGTAGCACAGCGAGAAACCAAAGAACTTGCTTTCTAAAGCATACTGAATAAAATAATCAAACCAGCGCTTTTGCAATAGCTTGGTTTTATCATCATCCTTTTTACCGTCTTTATCCACTATTTTAAAGCCACGGTTTTTAACTGGTAAAATACGGTGATTGTAAATGTGGCCGTGTACGGTTTCATCCAGTATTAAATCCTCATAAATATCATACAGGCGGTTACGCTGTGGGAAATCTACGTTTTGCGCCGCTTGCCTAGCTGCTAACCAGTCGCCTATGTTTTTACTGTAAAGGCTACGCTGCTGCTTTATCATGTTCACCAGCACCTGTGCAGGATCTGTCTTTAACAATGATCTATTTTTAGCGTCCATTTTTAAATTAATGGTTTCGGTATGGATAACCGGAGTATTTCTTTTAGCCATGATTTAATAGCGTTTAGCGTATTTAGGATTAGAGCCTAGTTTAATATTAGGGGTGGCATCTTCGGGATCTGCTACACGTGGCAAGTCGGGGTCTAGTTTCCCATCTCTTACCTTATCTAGCCAGCTTATGGCTGCGGTGTATCTATCCTCACGTGTTTTAGGCATTGCCCTTGTGGCGATGTTGCTGTACAAATGGTACAATACAATATCTATCATATACATAATGATAAGCGGATTACGTAAAGCACCTGCAGCTGTAAAAATAGCAGGCACATCATAACCACGTGGGCGTAGGTAGCCTGTCATTTCTTCTTCGGCCATTTGCTCTGCCAGTAACTGACTTGCGGGGCTTACCGCTATAATGCTTTTTACCTCGGTGCGTATTTGTACGCTATAATCATCCTCTATTAAAAATGGCATAGTTTAGTTTTTAGTTATTTTAGAAGCTTCTATCTCGTTATATTTTTGCAGTGCAGATCTTAACTTTCTGATCTCTTCTAAAAGCTTGTTTTTTTCTTCCAGCTCGGTATAATATTTATTTCGCCACAGGTGTAGCTCTGTTTCTAAAGACTTTATTTGTAAGTTATTAGAGTTAACGTTTTCCTGCAGTTGCTTCACCAGCATAATAATGGCGCTATCGCCCTCTGTCTTGGTTCTAAAAATGGTTTTGTAAATTAAAACCAGTAAGCCGCCAGAAAATATACTAGCTAAAATTCCATAAATTATTTCTACCATGTTGATTTTTTAGGGGTGGCTATAATTGGCCGCCAATTGTTATTTGGTTTATGTTTATCTAAAATATTCCATGCGCCTTGGTCTGCATCTGGGCTATCATCTGGCGAGTTGTAGCCAGGCTCTATACCTTTTAGCTGGTTGTTACCCTCTACCATGTCTGGATTGTGGATTTCGTCTAGGTTATAATAAATTTCGCCATTTGTATATGATGGTTCCATCTTCACCATACGGATGTACTTATTTTCTTTGCTGGTATTATCAGTAATAACTACCAAAGCTGGTTTGCCTTGTTTGGCTCTTTTAACGTTGTGCGCTTTTAAAGCATCCTGAATAGGGCGGTTAAAAAACTGTTTTTCTACGTACCACAAAACACCTACGCCAATAGGTAGCTTATCGTTAACATCGCTCATAAACTCAAAGGCGTTTGTTAACTCGGTACGGCGTACAAAAGACTTTAGGCAATGGCGCTGCCAATCGCCACTTGGTGTAGCTAAGCCACCCCAAACCCTTACCGCTTTAAAATCTGATTTAGCATTGTTTTCAAAGGATGGATCAAAGTAGCCTACCATGATTTGGTACTTGTGTAAGTCGCGTGTTTTAATCCAGTTAAAATGGCTGTCTTTAAAAATAGACCCCTCTACATGGTTTTCGTGAAAAAACTCTTTACGACCAATGGCGTTGCCTACCTTTTTAATCTTATTCATGATTTGGCCAAAGGTGTAACGCTGGTGCCACGCTGGCTTGCCGGTCTGGGGATCTATGGCAAACACTTTACTATGGTAGATGCCCTCACGCTTAGGTGCGCCGGGTTTGGTATCACCTACAATGTGCGCCAAAATTGATTGAGCGTGGATGCGGTTGCCGGCTATCACCAGTGTACCTCCTTTTTTAGTTTCCAGGGCAAAAAACAAAGCGCCTAAAATGCGTTCTACTATTTGCCTTACTCTTTTTTGATTGTTAACGATCTGGTCATCATCAATATCATCACAAACGGCATAGTTAGGGCGTTTTTCTCCCTTACGGGCACCACGTGGCGATTGATCACGCCCGAAAGCGGCAAACCTTACACCACCTTTAGTGGTAAAATCACCATCTTGCCAGTCGCCAAAGTTAAACTGTGCGCCAAAATCGTTAATAAAAAGCTGGTTATTTTGTAGCTGTGCCTGTATATCGCCCAAAAGCACACAGGCATCATCCTCATTTTTACCCATAAGGATCATGCCGTTAAGCTTACTATTAGCTAACATCCACATGGGTATTAAAATATCTGCATGTACAGATTTTGCATGTTCCCGTGGCCATTCTAAAACAGCTATAAGGTTAGGGTCATCTACCTCACGTTTGCCGTGTACAATTTTATTGGCTGCTTTGATGTGAAAATCGGCACAATCTGCATCTGCATAAATGGGGAAATAGGTTTTAACAAAGTAGTTATAATCTTTTACCGCTCTTTTTATGCGGGTTTCCTGCTCTGCTTTAGTTTCAAAAATATTAACCGTAGTAGATGCCTGCACCTGCTCGCAAAAGGATTTCCAGCTATTGTATTGCTCTCTGCTAATGGTTGCCATTTATTTAACCCTCCTGCGTTTAAATTTCTTAAATGGCGTGGTGCCTTTAATATATAAAGATTTTGAGGGCAACCCACTTAATGCACCCACCGGGCGGGCGTGTAGTATGGTTGTAAATAAGTCGCTATTATAAAGATGTACGCCACGGTACAAGTTAAATATGAATTGTAAAAACTTAGGCATGGCTGGCCCTTTCTGTAATAAACATGCTTTGCAGTTTGTTTATTTCTTTTGCCAGCTCTGGCTTAATGCCAAACGCCCAGGTGGTAAACTCTTTTGCGCAATTAATATGCTGGCTTAATGTTACCTTTTTATTAGATAGCATTTCTATAGCCTTAGCTACCTTGCTTAAAGCATCGGCATCTAGCTTGTTATCATTTACAATAGCCTCTAGTTTTAAATAAAGTTTACCTATTATATTTTGAGCGGTAATGGTGCTGGCACCTTTAAGCAGTTCCCAGTCGCCTTTATCTTTATTAGATGTAAATGTCTTTTCGGTCCAGCCGATGATCTCGCAAATCTCTTTTTGGGATTTATCGGTATTGAGATAAAGGTCGAGGGCTATCTCTCGCTTTCTGTCGTTGCTTAATTTCTCTTTGGCCATGTATATAATGCTATTACCACACAAAAGTGTGGCATTTGGTCGCCCTTTTTTAATGCCTTTTGTAAGGAACTGACAAAAGGCGTATAAGTATGACAACATGGCGCTAATCTATACAAAAGCCGTTTTGTAAGCGTAAAAAAACCGCCCACTTTTGAGCTTTATAAAAGGCAAAAGCCAAAAGATGAAGAAAAGCACAAAGGTTTTTAAGGTATCTGATCCTAGTAAGAATGTTTACGGTTTTGCAGTTGCTACAGCTGGCATACAAACCCAGAACTTTTTATTAAACCCGGTAATGTTGCTTAATCACAATTACGACAAGATGATGGGCCTTTGGTCTGACTTATCTATAGTAGGTGAAAATATGACGGCAATACCTGTTTTTGATGAAATAGACCCAGAGGCTATTAATATGTCATCAAAAGTAGAGCAGGATATTTTAAAAGGTGCAAGCATTGGTATTATACCTTTATCTGTAAAGGATGGTGTAATTACAAAGAGTGATCTATTAGAAATCTCTTTAACGCCTGTACCTGCTAACCGTAGCGCATTGGTATTATACAATACTAAGGGCGTGGCGCTTTCCATCGAAGAGGCTAAAACTTATTGCCTATCCATCCAAGACACTAAAAGTGATCATAAAAAACCATTCAAAATGAACGAGAAATTTAAATTGGCTTTGCTTGCCTTAGCTGTGCAAACAGGTCTGACCATTAAACTAAGCGCTGATGCAACAGACGAAGATGGCGTGTTAGAAATTGAAAAAGTAGCTAAGCACATTGCAGGTTTAAACCTATCTGTACAAGTGTTAACAGCCACCAATGAAGCCAATAAGGCGGCAGCTGCCGAATTGCTTAAAACAGAAAGCGAAACTTATGTAGATGGTAAAATAGCTTTAAAGGTAATTACAGCCGATAAGAGAGCAGACTTTATCAAGCTAT